AAATATTTATGATTTAATTTCATTGAATTCTTTAATTACTAATTCACCATTTGAAATAAATAAAAAAATAATAATTATTGATAATTTAGAAAAATTAAAAAAATTTAAAATTAAAAATGGAGATTTAATTTTAAATTCTCATAGAAATTATTATAATAATTTAAAAGAAATCATTGAAGATGCTATTGATATTTACGATAATTACGAAAAATTTATTAAAAATTACAATCCTCATCCTGAAATTGATTTAAAGGATATTATTAAATATATTCCAAATGAAAGAATTAAGTTTTATAAACAAATATCAACTTTATTATCTTCATTTGATGGTGAAATTATAAAAGATTTACAATCAGGAATTCAAATTGAAACTATTCAATTAAAAATAATTGAAAATATTAGGTGTTAATGGAAGACTTAAAGGAATATTTAATTTTATCTGTTAAAAAGAATTTAAGTAAAGATGAAATTGAATATTTAAAGAATTGTGATGATACAACCTGTAGAGATTTTATTGATGAAAAAATTTATGATTTAAATTCAAAATTTCATTTTGATGCCTTAAATAAAATTATATTAGATAAATATATAGATTATTATAATAAAAAACTTGAAAATTATTCGGCTGAAGAAATAGTAATTGAATTATCAAAATTAAAATCTTAATTTATAATGATTTAAAAATTATTTAAATAATAATTATTATATGACTGCTTATCCTTTAGTTTCATATTCATCTATTATAGGAATTCCATTAATATATCTATCATATATTTCAATTTTATATAATTATTTAGATGATGAAAAACCATTAAAATTAAATAAATTTATGTTTTTTTACAATAGTTTCCAAATTTTATTTAATTTATTTATGGTTTATGGATTTTTATTTACTTCTTATTATGAATTATTTATTTATCTTCATTATTTATCTAAATATATTGATTATATTGACACTGTTATAATTGTTTTACGAAAAAAAGAAAATCAATTAACTTTTTTGCATTTATTTCACCATTCAACTATTAATATTCCTTGGGGTATTATGTTAAATGCAAATTTAGCCAATGAAATTTCTTATTTTGGATGTTTTATTAATAGTTTTATTCATTCAATTATGTATTCTCATTATCTATATTCTTCATTTGGTTATATTAATCCATATAAAAAATTTATTACAAAAGCACAAATCACTCAATTTATTTTATGTATTCTAAATTCAATTTATATTATTTCTTATAAAAGTGAAATGCCTGTAATATATCCTTTATTACAAATGTTTTATTGTATAATTATGGTTATATTATTTCAAGATTTTTATAAAAAGAAATTGCTTTAATTTATTAGAAATAATAAAAAATTTGATTTTTATTTTTTTAATTTTCATTTAAATTACAATGGATACTAGTTATCTCAATGCCAGTGCTAAGTCAATTGTTCGTTCAATTATATTGAATTATGCCATTGCTTTGGTTGATATCAAATGCAAAGGACATTTAGTTGGATTAACTTATGCTATTCTCGATGAGTTGAAAAACTCTTCTATTTATGGTGTTGATAAGTATTATGATGAAAAATCGTGTATGATCAGATGGTATAAATATGATATCATCTTATCATTTGAAGAGAGAGAAGGATTTGTGGATAAGTCATATGATGGAAAATACGCGGTTCTCAATATTGATAAGAAGTAATTTTTTGTTTATTAATTTTTAAAAAATAATAATTTCTTTAATTTTAGGTTTTTTTAAATTTATGAGAATTTTATTTATATTATCATAATAATTTTTATTATTATCATCTGTATTTTCTATTTTTTCCAAAAAATCATTGATATCAATTTTATTTTTAATAAAGAATTTATTATATTTATAATTATTTTTATTTCCTAATAATTCAAATAAATTAGTTATTATATTTATTTTACATCTTATAATATTCATTATTTCATTTTTATCACATTTATAATAAGAATTTTCAGTAATAGATAATAATAAATTATAATATTTATTTAATTTATTATAAATATTTTTAGTTTTATTTTCCTCAATTTTATTAAAGATATCTTTTATTTCATCATAAAATAAATAATTATTTCCTAGATAAATATTAGTATTTTCCAATTTATTTATAAAATCTTCAAAATCATTAAATCTATTATATTTTTCCTTATTTATCACATACGAATTCTTTAAAATTATATCCTTTAAATTCTTATTGAAAAATAAGTTTTCCTTAAATCCTTTTATATTTAATAAATATTTATAAATATAGATTTTTATATTATCAATATAAATACTTTTTTTAGTATTAAATAATTCATAATCTTTATTAGAAATATAAATTTTTAATAAATCATATTTATTTAATAATGAAATCATTTATCATTTTTATTAAAATAAAAATCATTTTTTTGTTTTGAATTAAAAAAGAAAAAAATAAAAATTGATTTTTTTTATTTTTAAATTTTAATTTATAAAAATGCAAACTACTATTGCTGAACAAGCTTTACTTGTAGTAAATGCAATTAGAGATTTAGAAAGAAATGAAAATGACGATGAACAAGTATATCTTCATATTAGTATGAAGAATAGGTGTAGTGAATTAATTTCTCTTATTATAAATGAATTAATAAATTCATCCGCTTATAAATTAAGTAATTCGGATTATTATATTATCAGATGGAACAATCATTTGTATTCATTCGGTTTCAGTTTTAATAATGATGCGACTTATTCGTGGGATGAGGCAACACAAGATTATGTTTTGGTAAGAGAAAGGGCAATTGGAGAAATTCGAAAAACTTCAATTATATAAAAACAAAATTTAATTTTTGTTATTCTATTATTTTCATAAAATCATACATATTTATAGTATTCATTGATTTATTACAAGTTGAACAAATAGGTCTTAAATTTTCCAATGTAGTTTTTCCTCCTTTTGCTTCTGCTATTATATGACCACATTCAAAAATAGATTGTGTAATATCAATTGTTTTACAACATAAACATTTGATTTTTCCAATTTCTTCACCAATATAAGTATTCCAAACTTTTATTCTTAATGATTTTGGAATAGTTTTTTTATATTTAATATCTCTTTTGGTAAAAATAGGATTAAAAATTATAAATTTATAAATATTATCAAAATTTGAATTATAATTATAATCATAAATTTTATTAATAAAATCATCAATATCTTCAAAATAGTTTTTTAAATGTTCTTTAAAGAAATTTCTATATTTAGTATCACTAATATTTCCTAAATAATCTAAAATAATATTTAATATATTTATTTTTGTTTTTTCCTCATCCTTTAATAATATTTTTTTAAGGTCCTTAAGTCTAATATAATATAAATTTATTTTATTTGTAATTTTATTTTTTTTAATTTCATTAAAGATATTAATATTAACATCATAATCAAAATTATTTATAATATCATTAATATCCATTTTAATTTCATTTGATTTTAATAAAATAATTATTGTTTTAATTTTAATTTCATAAATAGTATTATCAAAATTAGTATCTAATAATCTAAAATAAAACCAATTTAAGTTTCGAATAAGTTTTTTATAAACATCCATTATTTTTGTTTATATAAAACTAAAAAAATAATAATCATTTTTTAAATAAATTGTTTTTTAAATTCATTCATATCTGTCGTTTTCATACTTAAATTACAATCCTTACATATTGGTCTTAAATTACTTAAATTTGTTTTTCCTCCTTTTGCTTCTGCTATAATATGACCACAATGAAATGACATTTGAGAAATATCTTTTGAATTACAACATAAACATTTATATATTCCTTTTTCTATACCAATATAAGTATTCCAAACATCCATTCTTAAAGATTTTGGAATATTTTTCTTTTTATAACTACTGGTATTTATATTATTATTAATTGCTTTTAAATTATTAGGAATTAATCCATATTCAATTGATTTTTTTTCATATTTATTATAAATTAATGCATTCTCTTTAATTTTTCTTTTGGTTTTTGGATTTATTGTTTTATTTTTTAACCATAATAAACAATCTTCTCTTGTTATTTCATTATTATTTACAATTGGATTATGAATTGGATTAGAATTATCTAAATTTAAACCAAAATATAAACATCTATTTTTATATTCATTATAAGTTTTGCAATTTTCTTTAATTTTTCGATTTGTTTTAGGATTTATAGTTTTATTATTTAACCATAATAAACAATCGTTTAAATCAATAATCATCATCGTTTTTATATATAATTATAAATCTTTATATATTTTTCGAAGATAATAAAAAAATGATTTTTATTTTTTATATAAATTATAAAAATGGAAGCATTTGAAAATTGTTGTATAACTATTTATAGTTATATAGATAATGATACATTTATAGATTTAGAATTCAGTAATTTAGAATCTTCAATAGTTAAAATGAATTTTGCCGAGATTTTATTGGATATAATGGAAAATGCCGAAAAAATATTATTTGATTATATGAATAGTAAATTTATTTATAAATATAATAATAGATTTATTTATATTCATATTGATGAATTAGATAATTCCAATATTAAATTTGAATTAAAAAAATATGAAAATTTTATTGATGCATATTTGAAATATATTTCTATCTAAATATTTCAATATAATCATATCCATATTTTTCTATTTTTTTTATTATTCTTGAAGGTTCCATTATTTTCATTAATAATTCTTCATATAAATCTTCATTATTTTTTTTCATTTTTTTATAATCCAAATCAAATATTGCCGGATTTTTTGATAAGCAGAACCAATCAATTTTATCTTGATTTTTTTCAAGTAAATCAATTGCATATGGATTAGTTGCCAATAATTTCCAAATTATTTTATCTGGATTTTTTTCAAGAACCTCTATAGCTTCATTACTTTCATTTAAATTCAAATTAAACCAATTAATTTTATCTCGGTTCTCTTCAAGAAGCTTAATAGCATTTGGATTTAAAGATAAATTATTCCAATTAATTTTATCTTGGTTCTTTTCAAGAAAATCAATAGCTGTTGGATTTGCTGAAAAACCTTTCCAATCAATATCATCAATATTTTTTAATAATTCATTTGCATTCATAGACATCGATTGATTATATTTAATATTAGTAATAGTTTCATCATAAAAACAATTAATTAAATTTTTAATTTTAAAATAATCTTTATGTTTTTTGAAAATTTCATAGGATTTTTTATTTTTAGATAAAGTTATAACATAATCTAACCAATTTATTTTATTTATTAAATCATCAAATATTTCCGGTAATTTATCATTTTGTGCAAAATTCTGTAAATGAATTTTATCAAAATTTTTTAATAATAATTCAATACCATTAGTATTTTTTGATAATTGACACCAATGAATTTTATCTAGGTTCTCTTCAAGAAGTTTAATTGCATTAGGATTTAAAGATAATTGAGACCAATCTAATTTTTCTAAATCAATCCAATCTTTTAATTTCCAAACTGGTCTATTTAAACTCATTTGTTTTTATGAATTTAAATTAACAAAAATAAATCATTTTTTTTGCAATAATAATAAGTTTTATTGCTATTTCCTTAAATCCCTTTAATCTCCAAATAATTCTTCCAAATAATCATAACCTGGATGTTTAAAAACCCTCGAAGGTTTCATTACTTCTTTAATTAAATCCTCATAAATTCCTTGATTAGCAATTCTCATTGCTTGATAATCCAATTCGAATATTGCAGGATTTGATGATAAATATTTAATATTTATTTTATCCAAATTTTTCATAATCAAATCAATCGCATTTTTATTTTGTGCCAATGCATCCCATTCAATATAATCTTGATTATTTTCAAGAATTTCAATCGCATTCGGATTTTCTGATAAAAACCACCAATTAACTTTATCGAGGTTCTTTTCTAAAATCTTAATAGCATTTTTATTACCTGATAATAATAACCATTCAATTTTATCTTGGTTTTTTTCTAATAATTCAATCGCATTTTTATTATTTGATAATAAAGACCAATCAATTTTATCTTGGTTCTCTTCAAGCAATTTTATAGCTCTTTTATTTGTATTTAAAGATAAATATTTATAATCAATTTTATCTGGATTTCTTTCAAGTAAATCCATTGCATTTTTATTTGTCGATAAAAAAACCCAATCAATTTTATCTTGATTTTTCTCCAATAATTCAATTGCGTGTGAATTATTTGATAATTTATTCCAATTAATTTTATTTTGGTTCTTTTCCAAAAGCTTAATTCCATTTGGATTTAAACATAATTCATTCCAATCAATTTTATCTTGGTTTTTTTCCAATAATTCAATTGCATTTGGATTTGAAGATAAATAATACCAATCATATTCCTTTAAATAATTAATTGCTCTTTGATTAGAAGATAAATATTCCATTATTAATTCATCTTCATTAATCCAATTTTTTAATTTCCAAATAGGTTTATTTAAACTCATTTTTAATTAAATTTAAATTAAAAAATAAAAATCATTTTTTTATTTTTATTCAAATATAATT